TGCCGGTGACCGCCTTCTGTTGTCTCTGTTAAGATGTCAGCTGGCCAACTACGGTGTTGCAAGGTGCTTCGATGGCACTGTCAAGGCAAACATAGGTGCAATGAGGTGCTCTGGGGACCAGAACACCAGTCTCGGTAATTGCATCATTTCTGTCTGTTTAGCAGAGCTGTTTTGCCGTGAGCGTGGCATTGTTGAGCACGATATCTTGTGCGATGGCGACGATTTACTGTTGTTCGTCCCAAGCCAGAGCTTGCATTTGCTCTCTCCCCTGTCGGATTGGTACCTTGAATGGGGCCTTCGCATGAAGATAGAGGAGCCCGCTTTTGAGCCGGAGCGGGTTGAGTTTTGCCAGAGTAGGCCTGTGTATGGGCCCAACGGGTGGGTGTTGGTCCGCAACCCCGCTAAGGCACTAAGTACTGATCTCGCTGGCGGCATGAAGCTTGCCAACGAGACCAGTTTCTTAGAGCATATGCGTTCCGTTGGACTTTGTGGATTGTCCATGGCGGCGGGCATTCCCATACTCCAGGAATACTATGAGTGGGCAGTTGCCCATGGCAAGACCGGCAAGTTCGATTTTAAGGAACTGGGTGGGGTCGGGTGGCAGTACCGGTTGCAAGTAGCCGCGGGTCACAGTCCGCGTAGCTTGCCTGTCACAACCGAGACGCGTTTGAGCTTTGAACGCGCCTTCGGCATTGCACCCCACACCCAGCTCGATTTGGAAGAGACAATCAGGAGCATGTCTCTTAGCCGCCAAAGCGATCCCCATATTTTACCCACGCCAATTGAACCCAATTTTAAATAATGGCACCAGCGAAGAAGGCCCGAAGGGCTCGCAAGAGCCCAAAACAGAAAACCATCCGTGTTGTTAAGTCCGATGCCGTCGATTACCATGGCGCGTTGGCAGCCCGCATGTTTTACGATCCGTGCGGTGCTGATCTCGGTGAGACTGTTTACCCTGGTGACCGAGGGTACGTCAGCAGGTTCGTTCAAAACGTCAGTGCCGGCGCTGCAGCCAGCCAAACTGTAGTCGCTTGTATCTTCAAGCCCGGCAATGGTGTCGGTAGCATCAACGCCGGCGCTTTCGGCCCTAGTACCCTCACATTAGCCTATGGCAACAATTCAATGCCTGGCGCGGGGTTTCTTGTTGCTAATGCCAACAAGTTTCGCTGTGCTGGGTATTGTGTGACGGTACGGCCGATTGCGTCTCCCAATGTCTGTACTGGCACCATTCATTTTGGAGTGGTGTCAGCGTCGGCACTCACATCAGGCACCACAACTTATGACACTTTGATTTCATATTGCACTGAATCAGTGGCTGCATCTACCGCGTTGATGCAGCCTCTGGACGTTAAATGGAGCCCTGGCACGTTTGATGACAGATATTCTCCTACGACCACTGCTGACGATGACACTGAC